CTTGAGCAGGAAATCAAGGATGGAACCATGGATGCAACGGTTAATAACGCAGTTACGGTTATGAGATATACGCTTGATCAAAGCTTAAAGGCAGGATTCAATGATAACCAATCGTTCTTCATGGCTTGCAAGATGGCGGGAATCGAGATTGAAGCCCCCTACGCTCAAGACTAGTTTGGTGCGTGATATGTAATGGAGTTATGGGATAAAATCAGAGAGGACTTCGAGACGTCCGCTGCAACGCCGAAGGAGCTTGCCGAAAAGTATGGCGTTAAGGTCACTACCTTACGTAGTCGTAAGAGTCGCGAACATTGGCAGCGTTCAGGCGATTCACCTCCTGCAACGAAAAAGAAGCACAACGCTGCAACGCGCAACGAAAATGCTGCACTGCAACGCAATGCCGTTGCAGCTACTGAATCGATAGAAGCTAGCGATTTAACGGACAAACAAAAGCTATTCTGTGTTTACTACCTGCAGCGTTACAACGCGACGTGGGCTTACCAGAAAGCGTACGGGTGTGGATATGGGACTGCAGGCGTTGAAGGCAGTCGAAACCTCGCAAAGCCTAAGATAAAAAAACTTTTGTCGGAACTAAAGAAACAACAGCAGGCCGACCTTTTTTTGACGGCCGATGACATTTTGGCCGTGCTGGCCAAGCAAGTGTTCTCCAGTATGGGAGATGTACTTGACTATAAGGTCCAAGAAGAATTGGTTACGGATAATGAGGGCAATGTGGAACTCGATACAGATGATAATCCCATTAAGCGGCACGTTGCTGACGTCTACCTGAAACCTAGTGATCAGATCGATTGGTCATTGGTACAGGACATTCATAGAGGTCGTGATGGTTTGAAAGTTACCCTGTATGATAAGCAAAGGGCTGCTCATGAGCTAATTGATCGTCTACCAGAACCCCAAAAAGATGATGGCATGTTAGACGGATTTCTTGGTGCCATCGTCAATCGTCTAGGAAGACCATCTAGAGACAAGAATATAAAAAAGGAGTAGTCACGACTACTCCAATTTCTTAAATATCGGTTCTTGGATCTCTTGTTGTGTTTTCTTCATAGCTTGGTTCGCTTTTAAATGAGCTAACGACTGCTTCGCCCTTAATAAAACGAGTGCTTTTGAGTGGAGTATCTAAATCGGGAGAGTGTTTAAGCAACCTGAAGTGTTTCTTTTTAGGCTTAATAGTATTTGCTAAGTTATCATCCGAAGCAGTTGTTGACTGACCCAGATACCATTTTCCATTGATGCTCAATGAAAGTGAAATATCTATAGTGTGATGACCTTCTGGTAGTGAAGGCGCGATAAGTATTCGCTGATTGGGGATAAGTGACCCTGAATATGCAATTGATAACTCATTGGGGTGGCCTTCACCATCAGTTTCATGTATCAAAATTTTAGCAGCCGATATAGTAAGCTCAGAATTATTCGTTAATGCCAAAAAGTAGTAATTACTGGTGAATTTTTTTACATCTTTGTTTTTGAGGAGGTCGAATTTGGCATCCTTTTCCTGAAGAATTATGTCTTCGGATTTGATGTTCTTGGTGTAATTCAAGTATATTTCTGATTTATGATTATGCTCAGCTTTTGTTTGATAAGTGTTGTATATGTCTAAGCCTAAGTTAGCAGTCTCCAATGCAGTGGTTGGATCTATACACATAATATGTCGACTCCTTCTATCCAAAATCAATTTGATCAAGTCTATTTTCAACACTATCCTGGTCAAGCCCCAGATAAGCGAGGGTGGTTCCCTCACTATCTTGTTTCAGCAGTTTCATGACTAAAGCAATATCATGATTACTCTGCTGGTACACACGATAAGCGCCGGTTTTACGCATTGTATGTGTCCCTAGGTAATCCAGTCCTAGCAGATCACCAACACGATCCATAACCTTGTAGTATTGCTTCTCGGTGATATGACGAGTTGTATCCCGAGTCGATGGGAAGAGCCACTTACTATTGATATTACTCTCAGCCAACCAGTCGTGGTAGCTATTGAGGTCACTGAGGACAGGTTTTAAATACAAGCGGTGACCCTTACTAGTCTTCTTATCATGGATATAATCATTGCGATAAACGTTACCATGTTCATCATATACGTCAGCATATTTTAATGCTAAAACATCGCTAACACGAAGAAGAGTTGCTTTACCTACTTGAAATATTGTGTAATTCCGTCGGGCGACACTGGATCTGAAGTTGTTTAGTAGAGTGTCTTGAACGTCCTTCAATACGTTTGAGTCCTTAATAGGGTAGACTTTTTGTTCCATAATTTCGCCTCCAAATAACGGACTATTTTTTAGAATACGCAATAAATAGCCCCTATAATTTCGATTATACTGTTAGTACAGCGTTAAATCAATGTTTTAAAGGGACTATTTCCTAGGAATAACCCCTAAAGTGTGGTGACTATCAATGCAGACAGCTCAAGCTGAATATGCGCCGTTCTCAGACAAACAGTTAGACGTACTGGATTGGTGGATTGACCCTCGTATAAAGGATGCTGATAATCCACAGAAAACAATGGATGAGCACCCCGAGTGGTTAAACAGACGTGACAAGGAAGCAATCATCTGTGATGGGTCCGTTCGTGCTGGTAAGACGATGATCATGTCGATGTCGTACGTCCTGTGGGCCATGACTAACTACCAGGGACAACAGTTTGGTATCGCGGGCAAAACTATAGGGTCCCTTCGGAGAAATGTTGTGCGGCCGCTTATACGGATGCTGGAGGCACGGCAATATCACGTTAAGGATTCACGCTCTGATAACATACTAACCATTACCTATGGAATGACGACCAACTACTTCTTCTTATTTGGTGGGAAGGATGAGGGTAGTCAGGATTTGGTACAAGGGCTAACTGCAGCAGGATTTTTCTTTGATGAAGTAGCATTAATGCCGCAATCATTTGTTAACCAGGCTACTGCGCGTGTATCTGTGGATTATGGTAAATATTGGTTTAATTGCAATCCCGGCGGGCCTTACCATTGGTTTAAACTGGAGTGGTTGGATAAGTTAGAGGAGCATAAAGCTGTGCATATCCATTTCACGATGAAGGACAATCCATCGCTGTCACAAGATACCATAGACCGGTACGAACGTATGTACACTGGCGTTTTCTATCAGCGATTTATTCAGGGCCTTTGGGTACTTAGTGATGGGATTGTCTACGATAATTTCAATAAGCAGAAGATGGTGGTGAAGCCACCTGATCCAAGAACTATAACTAGATATGTGGTGTCGTCTGATTATGGTGCTCTGAACCCTACGGTATTCCTGCTGTGGGGTTTTTCTAATGGCGTCTGGTACTGCTTGAAAGAGTATTACTATAACGCCCGTGCAGCATCTAACAGCCGTCAGAAGAGTGATGACCAGTATGCTGATGACCTGACACGCTTTCTCGGGACGATTAAGGCGCCAATCATTCTTGACCCGTCAGCTGTCCACTTTGCCATTAAGCTGAAACAACGTGGATTTACTGTCGTACCAGCCAACAATGATGTTTTAGATGGTATTCGGATAACTCAGTCAGCCATGAGTAGTGGCCTCATCCTGCTTACGCCAGGATTAAATAATGTTTTTAAGGAACTGGCCAGTTATGTTTGGGATGACAAAGCAGCGGAACACGGCGAAGACAAAGTTGTTAAAAAGCACGACCATGCGATGGATGCTATGCGCTATTTCTGTATGAAAGTTCTAGCGCCAAGGATTAACGAATCCGGCATTCAGACAGCGGCAAGCTACTAGGGAGGAATATAATGAATGCTCAGCAATACTATGCAGTAAACAACCAGGACTTCCTCCTCAGTGGTATGCCGTTGAGGGAAGAAGACCTTTCTAGCTCAGGCAATATCAAATTATCTGACGATATTTCTGTCACGGATGACGATGTGTTTTTGTATCCGAGAAGCAAGGATATTCAGAAAAATCTGGATGATGTTTTTAGCATCGTGAATTATCACAACGCGTATATCGCGACTAAGTATCGGATGAAGCGGGACTACTACAAGGGGCGTCACTATGACATCATCCATAAGGATAAGAAGCCTTTAAATAAGCCAGATCATCGGTTAGTTATTAATCTTCCTAAGAAGCTGGTTAATACGTTTAATGGCTATTTTAGTGGTGAGCCAGTATCCATTAAGCACCAAGCAAATGGGGTCGATGATAATACCCTCAATGAAAAGATTCAAGATTGGCTGAATGATAATGATGTTGCTGATGTTTTTAGCGAGTGGGCCAAGCAAGCTGACATTTTCGGCCGCTCATATATCTACGCCTATTTGGATGAGGGAAAATTGTACTTCACGACTTGTTCACCGCGCGATACTATTGTGGTCTATGACGACAGTGTGAAGCATACCCCACTATTCGGTATCCGATATTCAACGGGTGACGAGGGAGCGACGCCGACGCTTATCATGCCCAAGGCAAACTTTGAGCTTAAGAAAAGTGATAAGGGAGTTCAGGTCACCAATACTGATAGCAACGATAGCGAAACGGTTTCAAAGTCAGATATGCATGATTTTCCTGCACTTCCGCTGATTGAGTTTGCGGAAGATGACGAGCGAACCGGCATCTTTGATGATACGATTAGCTTGATTGATGCAATTGATGATGTTTTATCTTCCAAGACAAACGATATTAGTTCATTTGCTGATGCCTATTTGCTAGTAATTGGACAGAAGCTAAGTAAAGAACAACTCAAGGATATTCGTGATAATCGTTTGATCAACTTATATCCGATTCATAACGATTCTTTTAGTGACGAAGCTCCCATGCAACCTAACGTTACTTTTTTAACGCCGGATTCTAATGATGAGACGCAAGAAAACTTCTTAAATCGGGCGATTGATTTGGTCTATCAGATTAGTCAGGTGGTTAACCTGAATGATTCTAGTCTGGGGGTGTCAGCACAATCCATTAGCGGAGTAGCATTACTGCAACGGTATCAGCCTATGCAGGCTAAGGCACGCACTAAGTCATTGAAAATGGATAAGGCGTTGCGTCAGCTATTTACGATACTTTTTTTCGTTTGGAATCAACCGGGGCTGAAAGTTAGCGACTTAACCTTTGACCATAAACAGAGCATTCCCCATAACGTTAGTGAAGAAGCCGACACTGTCAATAAATTGAATGGTCAGGTTGATGATGAGACCAAGTTAGGCTTTTTGTCAGCAATCGATAACCCTAAGAAGGCAGTTGAACGCCTCAGAGAGCAGCAGAAGCAGGAGGCCAACGATGCTCAAGGCCAAATGCAGAAGTATCTGACTGACCAGCAGAAGGGCGGTGTAGCTAATGGCAATGCCGCTAACGATAACAGTTCAACAAGAACGTCAGCGAATGAACCAGCTAATTCAACTGGACAATCAAACGGACAAGCAAAGTGATCAGTATTATAGCGAATTGCTAAGCTACGTTCGTGATCATCTAATGGCTTTCTATCAGAAGTATGCTGATGAAAACGGATTGTCACTTTCTCAAACGATGGTACGTGTTTCTAAGTGGGACCTTG